CAGTTCTCTAGGTGCTGCGTATGTGATAAAGAGAATAAATAATATATCAAAGCCTGATGATTTAATTGTTGCTAGCTATGTAGGTAGACCACATACGCAAGACGAATATAATAAAAATTTATTTATGCTAGCTGATTATTATAATGCAAAGATAGGGTTTGAGAATGATCGTGGTGCTGTTATACAATACGCAAGACAGCATAGAAAGTTACATAGATTACAAGAAGAATTTGAAATGCTAGACAAAAAAGATCTAAGATCTAGAAATGTAAAACGTAACTATGGTATGCATACAACAGAGGCTAGAAAAAGACAAGGAGAGTTGTACATACGAGACTGGTTAAATGCTGTAAGATCAGACGATGGAGATAAGATAACTTTGAACTTACATAAGATATATGACTTGGCTCTTTTACAAGAGTTAATAAAGTTTAATCACAGAGGTAACTTTGACCGTGTTATGGCACTAATGGTGGGAATGTATCATACCAGAGAGCTGTATAACGCAGAGGTAAAAGAAATATTAGAAGATAACTCATCTAATGATTGGTTTGATAAAAATTACTACTAGTGTTATATTTATAATAGGGAGTACAAAAGACACACAGGTAGTATAACAAAATATAAATTTAATTAATTTTGCATACATATGTATCTAGGGGGAGACAAAATACCGCAGCAAAAGCTGCCTTTATCAAAGAAGAATAAAAAATGGAGAGAGAGCTGTGTAGAAGCCTACATAGAGTTATCTTTATATGGGGTCAACGAAAGAAAAGATGACCTAAAGAGATTGTATGATTACTACAACGGTGTAATTTATGAGGATGACTATCGTTACGTTACACAACCTTACGGCAAGTCCCGTACAAATTTCCCCTCTAAAATGCGTAACTATCCTATTATCAAACCTATTATTGATCTTTTATTAGGTGAGAAGTCTAAAAGACCTCTTAATTACACCGTTACAGTACAAAATGGAGACGCTGTAAGTCAGAAGGAAAAAGCAAAGCAACAAGCTATATATCAAAACTTACAACAAAGATTCTTAAAAGTATTAGCTGAAACTAATCCAGAGGCAATGCAGAATATTGAAACTCCAGAAGAGATTCCAATGCCTAAAGAAATAGCAGATCAGTTTGAGAATAGTTATGTAGACAATAGAGCTATCAAAGGACAACATGCTATGACATACATAATGCAACAGTCAGAAGTGTATGATAAAATACAAAAAGCTTGGTTTCACTTTTTAGTATCAGGTGAAGTATATACACATAGAGGCGTAAGAAACAAAGAGCCATTCTATGAAGTATTAAATCCTATTGATATTGATTATGATAAAGATCCAGACATAGAGTTTGTAGAAGATGGGGACTGGGCATTAGTTAGAAAATATGTACATGCATCATCAGTTATAGATTCATTCTATGAGTCATTGACAGATGAACAAGTACTAGAACTAGAAGAGCCTAGACAATCAGATCCAGAATCATATCTATTATACAGAAGAGCAAGAGCAGGTTCTGATCCAAACACATACAGAAACAGATTAATAGAAGTAGTTACTGTATATTGGAAGTCAAGAAAAAGAGTAGGTTTCTTAGAATACATGGACCCAGAAACTGGAGCTATGGAAGAGATGGAGGTTGATGAAAAGTTTAGAATGCCTAAAGAGCTAAAAGAAGCAGGAGCTAAAGTAACTTATCTATGGGTAAATGAAGTATGGGAAGGTACACGTATTGATGGTAGATTTTATATTAACATTAATCCTGTAGCTAATCAAAGGTTATCTATTGACAATGCATCTACTTGCAAACTACCTATCAATGGTAGAAAGTACTCTGATATAAATGCAGACAACATTTCACTAGTATCACTTGGTATACCTTATCAGTTAAACTACAACATCTACAAGTATAGAATGGAACTGGCAATAGCTAGAAGTAAAGATATTATTGCACAGTTTGATATTAACATGATTCCTAAGAAATGGGACATGGATAAATTTATGTACTATGTAGAAGGTACGGGTATTGCATGGGTAGATTATAACAAAGAAGGTATACAACTTAACCCACAACATCAATCAGTTCTTGATATGTCAATCAAGACTATATCACAATACATAACACTACTAGAATCTATACTACAAGAGTGGGAGAAAATATCTGGTGTGTCTAGACAAAGACAAGGTACGATTGGTGCGTATGAAGGTAAAGCTAGTTCACAGCAAGCTATATTACAATCTTCACATATTACAGAAGATTTATTTAGAAAATTTGCTAGACTAGAACAAAGAGATTTACAAGCACTGCTTGACTATTCAAAAGAAGCATGGCTTACTGGTAAACAAGGTATGTTTGTAATGCCTGATGGTACTGCAGACTTTTTAGACATTGACACTTTGCAACATATGGAGGCTAACTATGGTATCTTTGTATCTGACGCTGGCAAGGATCAACAGAGATTAGATCAGATTAAGGGTCTCGCACAGGCTATGATTCAGAATGGTACTAAAGCTTCTATGGTTGCTGAGATGTTTGAGTCTGAAAACTTCAGTCAAATAAAAGGCAAGTTAAAAGCAGCAGAGAAAGCTGCAGCAGAATTAGAGCAAGCACAACAACAAGCACAACAAGCACAAGCTCAACAGCAGATGCAAATGCAACAGCAAGAAATGGAAAGAGCTTCTATTGATAAAGAAAAAGATAGACAGCTAGATATTGAGGTAGCATTAATCAATGCAGAAGCTAGAAAGAATCCAGAGTTAGATAGCTTCAATATGCAGAAGTTAATGCAAGACTTTGAAAACAAACAGCGTGAGCTAGATATTAGAGAAAAAGAGCTTGGTGCTAAAATGGATAACGATAGCGAGAAAAATCAGATAGCAAGAGAGGGCAATGCTGAATAACCAAATGCGTAGAGAAATATTAGACATGGCTAGGTCTACTGGGTTTGAAGGTAGCATATTAGACTTGTATCAAATGGCTAACCAAGGTGCTAATGTACCAGCATTACTACAAGCAGAAGCGCAGGCTAAGCAAGAGAATATGCTAGTTGCACAAACTCCACAAGAACAACAAGTAGGTTTACGTGAACAGCAAGCCATGGGTAACATAGGTGCTAGCATGGTTTTTCCAGATGTACCAGCTAATACATCATTCAATACTGAAGGTATGAGAGTGCCTATCAATATTACAAAGGTGGATGACCAAGGACATTTAGTACAATCGTATCAGAACGTACCACCAGGCATTAAAGATTTACCAACAGGACCAAAGCGTGGTACAGTTATAGAGACACCAGCTTACAAAAAGGGTGGTATATATATTAAGCCAGAAAACAGAGGTAAGTTTACTGCTTGGGCAAAGCGCAGAGGTATGACGGTCAAAGAAGCTGCTAGCAAAGTAATGGCTAATAAAGAAGAATACCCTACATCTGTAGTAAAGATGGCAAATTTTGCTAAGAACTTTGCAAAGAAGAAGGGCGGTTATAGATCTAAGTATGGTAAAGACCCAGTAACAGGAACAGGTAAAAAACCAAAAGGAAGTGGTAGAAGATTATATACGGATGAAAATCCAAAGGATACTGTTGGTATACGTTTTGCCACACCTGCTGACGCTCGCGCTACTGTGGCTAAGGTTAAAAGAGTTAATAAACCGTTTGCTAGGAAGATCCAAATCCTTACGGTAGGCGAACAAAGAGCCAAAGTAATGGGTAAAAGACAGGTGGCAAGTATATTTACTAAAGGTAAAGAGGCTATTAGAAGGTCTAGAAAAAGAGCATAAGTGATATATAATAAAGACATATCCAAAAACATATGTGAGTGTACCAATACACACATATTTAACTATTTTTGTAAAAAATTAATATATAGATTATGATAGAACCAGAAGAAGAAGGCATCGGTTTGGATGATATTTCATTTGACGATGTTTTAGATGGAGGAAATCCAGGAGGTGAGGTTGCTGAAGATTTAGCAGTTGAAACCCCAAGCGCAGAAGCTGAAGAGTTAGATGCGGATGCAGAAGAATTAGAAGAGTCTGAAGACGTAGAAGAAGTTGAAGAAGAAGAAGAGGAGGAGGAATATGAAGAGGATGAGGACTACGAAGAAGACGAAGAGTATGAAGATGACGATGAAGAAGAAGATGACAGAGAAGCTGTTACTTCTACAGTAGTTTCTTCAATACTAGATAAACTAGGCTTTGAGACTGAAGAAGAGTATGATGATACTGAAGAAGGTCTTTTAGCAATGACACAAGATGTTGGACAACAGATAGCGGAAGATCAACTAAATAATTTGTTTGAGAACTTTCCACTAGTACAAAAACATCTAGAATACGTTCTTAACGGAGGGGAATCTAGAGATTTTATGCAGGCATATGATCCGCAACTAGATTATAACCAAGTTAGTTTTGAAGAAGATGACACAAGAAGTCAAAAAGCTATTTTATCTGATTACTTTGCAACAAAAGGACACGATCAGAATTTTATAAATGAGTTATTGATTGACTATGAAGATACTGGTAAGTTATACCAGAAAGCTGAATCTGCTAGAGTAGCTTTAGGTAAGATGCAAGAACAATCAAGAAGTCAATTGGTTGAACAGCAAAAACAACAAAGAGCTCAACAAGAAGAACAGCAAGAAGAATTTTGGAATGGTGTGTATGAAGCCATCGATAGTACTGATGATTTTGCAGGTATCTCTATTCCAAAGAGAGAGAAGTCAAAGTTTTTTGATTATATCTCAAACCCTGTGACTAACGATGGTCGCACACAACGAGACTTAGATCATTCTGAAGCAGAGATGGAGACTAAACTCGCGATTGATTATTTAATGTTCAAAGGTTTTGATTTATCAAAATTGGTAGAAACAAAAGCTAGAACATCAAATGCTAAATCATTAAGAGATAGAATATCCAGAAATGAAGAAAGAGTTAAAAGTGCACGAGGACGTCAAAGACGTAAGAGTAAGCAAGTAGACTTGGATGATTTAGATCTTAACATATAAATGGCAATTTTAAAATGCAAAACTTAACTTTATAAATTAGATAATAATGGCAGGACAAATGACCGGAACGAACATTAGCGTACACAAGACGTTTTATAATGATTCGCAAATGACAGACATGAACAGTCTAGCTAATGCATTACTGTCTAAGCCAACTGAACTATCTCCGATTATTACGCACCTAGCGGGTAAAGATGATAAGCGTTTTCCACTATCTTTCTTAACTGAAGGAGCTGGAAACGTTCAATCAATTGACCGTTTAGAGTACGAATATCGTGTGGCTACTCACAAATTGAGAACGCGTCCAGTGGCTGTGACTAATGCAGGAGCAAACTTAGGACAAGGAGGATCAACTTTTACATTGGTTTTCCCTGACAAACGATTCGTATTTCCATACGTGTTAGTAAACAACAAAGGTGAACTAGCTCGTATTATGAAAGAACCTACACCTTATGCGGCAGGTTCAGGATGGGAGTATACATTACAATTAGTAAACCCAGCAGCAGCTACAGTATTAACTTCAGGTTTTACTGCAGGTGATCTTTGGGCTCAATTGTATGCACCAGTAGGTGTTGACTTCTCAAGAGGTAACGCTTCTAACTGGCAAGCTCCAGGAAAAGTTCGTAACAAAATTACTACAGTTCGTAAATCTTACCACATGTCAGGACATGCTAAAGATTACGTAGCGAACTTTACTTTACCAACTAAAGGTGGTGGTACTACTAACCTTTGGATGGACTATGAAGAGTACAACCACATGCTTGACTTTAAAGAAGAGTGTGAGATGTACTACTGGTATGGACAAAAAACTTATGATTCAAACGGTAACACGTTTATGAAAGATGAGAATGGACAGCCTGTAATTGTAGGCCCAGGTTTATTCGAGCAAATCGTAAACACTGATACTTATTCAACTATGACTGAAACTAAGTTGAAGAACATCATTGGTGATTTATTCTACCAAATGACGGATGCAAACCAGAAGCAAGTAACATTATTTACTGGTACTGGTGGAGCAAGAGAGTTTGATGAAGCTCTTAAAAATCACTTCGCATCTAATACTTTCAAAGTAGGTGGTGAGAACAGATTCATCACAGGTAGCGGACGTAACTTAGGATTAACTGGTTACTTCACTACTTACGAGCACGTGGATGGTCATGTGATCAATGTGGTTAAGATTCCATTATTTGATCATGGTCCTGTTGCACAAGCTCGTGAAAAGCACCCAGTTACTGGTTACTCATTAGAGTCTTACCGTATGGTATTTGTTGACCAGTCTAACTATGACGGACAAGCTAACCTTACAATGATCTCTAAGAAAGGTCGTGAGATGATGCGTTGGTGCGTTGCTGGTTCTGTAGTTCCACGAGGATTCGCGGCTACTGATACTAGAGCGTCAGATGTTGACGGTGCGAGCGTACACATGTTAAAGACTGCAGGTATCTGCTTACGTAGATTTGATACGTCTTTAGACATTACGTGTACTGCTTCATAAAGAGACTAAAGAAGCGTGCATTCGCAAGTCTATATATTGGTTTTTGGTTGAGGTCGTGGGGGCTTAGTGCCCCCGCTTCCTTACTTTAAGATATTGGGGAGTTATACTTTACATCCACTATTAAAACTTTAAAAGTACTATATTATGAGCAAGAAAGTTTATTTAAGGGCTAAGCAGATTAATAATCACTTACCCAAGGAAATTAACGCTAGCGCTATTAGAAAACTAAGTAGCGTATATGTAAACAGACAACCACTAAAAGCTTTTGATCCAGAAGATGAAAAGAAATATTTAGCTGGTATGTTAGATGTAGACCCTTCACATATGGAGTGGCCTAAACACACCAAAACATTCTGGGCTGAATTTACAATCCCAGTAGGCTTTGAAGGTGTAGAACTAGAAGTAGGTAAAACTGAAGACGGTGAACCTATTGATATTACTGATTTTATCAAATATAATTTTGCATTGAGACATCCACATGTAGCTTTATCAGAAAAAGAAATGAACGCAAGTTCACAAAAACGTTTCTATATTCAAGATTTAGCTAAGAAGGATCTTCAACGTAATAATGATATTCAGATTAAGAAAGATGCTGACAAAGCATTTATCAAAGTATCTAATGATGAAAATCAAATGAGAAGAGTGTTTAGATTATTAGGAAACATTGATCCTAAAACATTGACTAGAGAACAAGTAGAAAACTTACTCTATGACATTAAGGAGAAAGAACCTAAGAAGTTTATCAAAGTATCTCAAGATAAACACTTAGAACTAAAAGCAGAGATTGAAACAATGGTATCTGCAGGAGTACTAAGAAAGATAGGTAACCAAGTTATCTTTATTGATGAGGTATTAGGAGAAACATTAGATGACACTGTTATACACCTGAATGAATGTAACTGAAATGCATATAGCTGTACAGCAAGGAGTGGATAAGATTAATTCACTCCAAGCTGACAGTTTATTATCTGAAGAGATAGATATTGAATTAAACAAAAACATGTTTAGATTCATCAACACCAAGTACGGTAGAAATAACATGTACAGAAAAGGTTTTGAAGAATCACAAAAAAGAATAGATGATTTACGTACACTTGTGCGTGAGTATGAAGCTCCTGTAACATTTAAGGAGCAGTTAAAACCAAAAATATTTGTAGATACATTTCAACTACCTGTAGATTATATGTATCTAGTAAATCAAATGTCTAAAATATGGATTAATAATTGTAAACCTATAAGTTTTGAATTAGTTAATCCTCCAGCAGTATCATTCTTTACACTAGACTTAAATAATTTTGTATTGAATAATGCAGCTAATGACTCTACAGCATTTATTACTGCTATAGATATGGTTGCTGACACTACGGGAGTTGATCCTACATCTGCTGTAGTATGGAATCCATCACCAGACTTTGTAGCTACAGGATGGACACCAGAAAGTTATCCTGCAAATGTGCAAGCAGTTATACAGGATATATTAGACCACCCAGGACCTGGGTTTGAAATATACTGGGAAGAATATGAAACATTAAATTTTCCAGGCCAGTTTATTGTTGTAGTAGATACAGATCAACATGACTGGTTTAACTTTGATTTATCCGCAGGAAGTGTTAGTCACATAGTAGGAACTCCTATAGCAACAGCTACAGCACCTACAGCACAGGCAGCACAGGTTGTGGATATAACATATGCTGAAAGAAGAGAACCAATAGAGTACTCAGCGAGAATACAAGAGGGAAACAGATTCTCTCAACAAGACGACATATTTGCGCTTTTAAGTGACCCGTTTAATACAACAAAACATACCTCGCCATTGACAACAATTAGAGGAAGGTCTATAGATGTATACACTAGTGATATATTTATAATAGATACCTTAAAAATAACGTACATAAGAAAGCCGAAAGAAATATCCTTATCTTTGGGGATTAATTGCGAACTGCCAGAGCACACTCATCAAGAGATTGTTGCTATGACAGTGAGTAGTATTTTAGAAGCTATCTCTGATCCGCGATATAGAACAGCGCTTGGAGAAGTGACAAAGAATGAATAATTATTAATAGCGGCATAATGCCGCATAAATTTTAAAAAAATGGCAAGACAATTGTTAATTGGAGACGGTACTACGGTAGCGTATACTAACGGTCTCTTAGCTGACGGAGCTATTGATATTCAAAAGTTATCTTCTGACGGACCAACTTCATTAGCTATCGGTGACACTGTTGCAGATTCTGATCAAATTAGATTTGTACAAGGTGGACCTGCAGGCATTGATGTAAATATTGTATCTCCTTGGGTTTACGGACGTGACCTACAAGTAGTGAGTGGAAGATCTGGCGCAGCTCAAACTGCAGAAGTAGCTAGAATCGCTTTAGCTGGTAACGCTGCAGCTATAGGACAGCATACAATTAAGTTAATTAATTTAACTAATGGTGAAGCACCATTTGAGTTTGACTCTTTTGAGATTGACGTTGATCCAGCTGGTACAAACACTCCAACTGAGCAGTGTACAGCTTTTACAACAGCTATAAATGCTAATTTACCTCACTATATAAGTAGTATTACTAATAATGGTACTAGTATTGATTTTACTGGTTTCAAAAAAGGTGAAGTTAAAGCTGACGGATCTATAGCAGATGAGTTAACACATATTGATATAGTATTTGAAACAGTTCCTGCATCTAACACAACAGCAGATACTGTAACTTATCAAACTGCTGGAGACAGAGGTGTAGGTGACGGATTTTACGTTAAGCAAATGGAAGAGGATTTAAGAGGTATAAACTATGGTTTTTACAACAGAGTAGAATTACCTAATACTCCAGCTCAAAGCGCTGTAACTGGTACTACATATGATATGTATCACATTGTAGCTACTAAAGACGGAAGCTCAAGCTCTCAGATTCATGGTGTAGATAATTTAATTGAAATCTATATTGCATTTGCTGCAGGTGATGCGGACGGTGTAATATTTGAGAACCAATTGAATGGTTATACTGGTTCTGTAGGATTTGCTCCAGTAATATTATAATTTATTAACTTTTAAAAACAAATAAAAAATGGCACATCCTAAATTAATGACAGCACACGCTAGATACGACTTTTCAGTTGATGGCGGTGCTCAAAGTACAATAGTACCAGCTAACTCAGCAATTATCCCTGATAATGCAGTTATCGTTAGATGTTATTCTGTAGTTACTACAGCAATGACAAGTGGTGGTTCAGCTACATTAGCTCTTACTACGGGAGGAGTTACTTTAAAAGCTGCAACAGCATTTGATAACGGAGCTTTTGATGATGAAGACGTAACAGAACACACTGTTACGGACAAGACTACATCTTCAACAGGTATTCAATTTGTAATTGCAACAGCAGATTTAACTGCTGGTGTAGTTGATGTATACGTTGAGTATTATTTCGCGCCTGTATCTGCGTAACTAGATATTTAATTTAAGACTCATAGGGGGCACAGTCCCCCTATAGGTCTTTTTTTACAAAAATTTAAACAATGGCAATAAACACAACTCAAACAGCGGATTGTAATAAAGTTATAATTAGAGTTACAAGTCCTGATCCACAAGCTACACATGAAATATTAGTAACAGGGCCTAACGGAACTTATAATTATACATTTCCAGGAGGACCAGATAATACAAGAATTGTTTTAGCAAGTCAAGTAGGCGGTGGTAATGGTGTATTTATTATTGACCATATTGTAGATGGGCAAGTTTTTGCACGTAAAGGAATATTGTTTGCGTGTGATGTTTTGTGTTGTATAGCCCATAAAATTAACGAATTATTAGACTGTGATTGCGATTGTAACAAATGTTCACCACATTTTGTTGAAGCACAAAAAATATTTTTATTACTAAAAACAGCAGAAAATGAATTAGCTACCTCATCTGAAGAAGGTACCATAGATCAAATTCAAGCTGTTATCGACAATGCAAAAAGAAAGTATCTAACAGCCCAAGACATGTGCGCAGGACATTGTGGGTGTAACTGTTAATTATGTCAAAGGTATTACAGACATTTTATTCATATAAGTATCTAAAAGATGCTGCTGGCGTAAACTACGCTATTTTCAATTCTCATGCAGAGAATCCTATTGTATCTATAACACCTGCTCTTAAGGGTTTAAGTGTAATCACTTCTGATACTAGACAATCTCTAAGAGACGGAACAAATGAAATAGTACTAACTTACAACGGTTCAGGTACATTTGACATTGTATTTAGAAACGGGGATACAAGTCAAGTTGTTTTAAATGAACTAACAGAAGCACAAGCCTTACCAGTTCCATATGCAAGTTTACAAAGGTCTTTTACATTTTCTATAGAAGAAGGTTCAAAAACTGGATATAATATTACAGATGCTTTATATTATGATAAAGCAGTATTTAAACAGTTAGTAATATTTCCAGAATCTACAAATCCACATTTAGATACAAGTAGTAAAAAAGATTTTTATTATTTAAGTTCTGGCAATGCAGCATATGTAGCGTCTACTGATTTACAAAATCAGTTTTTAAATAACATAAGATATACAAACAGCGGGTCTACTTCTGAAAATCTAGGTAAGCCTAGAGGAGGACTTGATAATAATAGTAGTTTATTATTTACTACAACTCCAAACGTCACAGGAGAAGATCAACCAACAGTTGTGGGTGGTTTTGTATTTAATCAAATGCAGGCTAGGGATCTTATTATAAACAGTGTATGTTTAGATGATACAGCTTCAAACTATTATTTAACAGGATGTGTTGGTCAATCATTGCCTTGTACAGATTCCGGTGTTACGCATGCTAACGATTGTGATGGCATTGCTCTTACTTCACAAAGGCTTAATGATTATGTTAATGTAGATGGAGGATGTTGTGAGTATACTACTGGATGTGATGATTTTGAAATAACTTTATCAAATTCAACTGCAGCAACTACAGATACAGCTGATGGTACAATCACTGTTACTGTTACTGGTGGTACACCAAACTTTACTGCGACTGTAGAAGCTTTATCTTTAGATAACCCAACATTAACTTACAGCACAGCAACAACTTCAGGAATAGCCTCTTCTCCTTTTACTATTAGTGGTTTATTCCCAGGATCATATGAAATTTCAGTAACAGATTCTAATAGTGGAGTGGCCTGTAGAGCTGGTATGAGATTTAATATCTTAGAGGATATAGATGTTGTAAATAGCTCTTTTGGATGTAAAGACACTGCATCTGCAATTAACTACGATAATACTGTTACTACAAATGAAGATGCTGCCTGTGTATTTTGTAATGCTACGACAGGTCAGTTAGAAGCAGGTAGTGGTAGATTTTTACAAGTACTAGGACCTGTATTTGAAGAAGGTATAGGAACAAGCACGACAGCTGCAACGTCAACTCCTGCGGGAACAAATCTTTCTGATGGTACTATTTCGTTTGCAGGAGTTAATTTTGCATCACCTTATACTGTTCTTCCTGGACCAACTCCTTTAGTTTTTAACCCTGCTTCAGAATTTACTACTAGTAATCAAGCTGACCCAATTGACTATAAGTTATATAGACAGGACTCTGCGTTGCAGGTATGGGCTGCACAGTTGATAATACAAGGTGGAGGAAACGGTCTTTCTTATCTAACAACCAATTCAACATTAATTACAACATTCTCAGGAACTGGGGGTGCGCATACATTTACAGGTTTAGAAGCAGGAGATTATTTTATAGTAGCTGTTTATGATAACGATGGAACTCACGATGGTGATGATGAAGTAGAACAGTGTTATACTATTTTTGGACAGTATTCAGTAGAACAAGGAGGATGTACAAATCCAAACTCTGCAAATTTTAACCCAACTGCTAGTTTTGATGATGGTTCATGTTTACCAACAGATCCTGACTTTGATGGTTGTAATGATTTAAATTTTGGGGTAGATATAACTTGTGAAAATAATAATATAATTGGAGACTACCCAAGGATTAGAATTCAATCTTTAGCAATATCAAATCCTGACATAGCTGATGTTATGACTGTTAATGGTTTTACTATTAGCAATGGTCCTAATACTGGTCAGTTTGTAAATTATTCTTCTGCGACGGATAGTTATATAGCTACACAATATATAATTAGCAATTATTTATGTTATCCATCATTTAATCCAAATGAAATAACAGCTAATGGAAATAGTTTCTTTAGCGGTAATGCACTTCAACTTACTACTTTAAATACAAATGGTGACCCTTTAGTCATGTCACCATATAGCGGTAATGGTCAGGCTTTTCATTTCCTACAGATAAACCATAACATAGTTATGGCTGATGGGACTACTATTGCACAAGACTCATATAATGCTGCAGGATTTGCTCACATGACTAACCCTGGTCCAATCGCTTTTGATCCATATGTTAATGACATATGTGCTTTAATACAAGTTCACGGTTCTCCTACAGGTATGAATTTTTCATATAACTATGGAACAAACAATATTTACGAAGAAACTGTTAATGTATTCTTACCATTTACTCCAGCACAAATATCTACAATAGAGGGCTGTTGTCCTGTTAATCCTCCATCTGGATGTACAGATCCAGCAGCAATTAATTTTGATCCAAATGCAGTAATAGATGATGGAAGTTGTATTTATGATTCAGATCCTACCGAAGATGTTTTAGGTTGTACTGACCCAACAGCGATTAATTTTAATCCACTAGCAACTATTGACGACGGTTCATGTCTATATGGAAATAGTGTAACTTGGGTACCAGACAGATGTGGTACATGTATAAGTACTATAGGTGAAGCTGGTCTTGGGTTTCCTACACAAGCATCGTGCGAAGGTTATTTGCAAAATAATGGAGGGTTGGATACTGACTGTTGTGAACTAGAAGAATATGAGGCAGCAGCAAATGCATCTGGAGGTGTACAATTTAGTAATGTAGTAGATTCTACATCAACTTATAATGAAACTACAGGATTGTGTGATGATAATTCTACAGGTTCTGTGACTGTTAACTTGCCAGATGCAACAAATTTATTAGCGAATATAACTAACACAGCTGGTGTTGGGTATATTTGGGTTTTACAGCATACGACTGTTGATATTGCTTATGGAAGTTGGTTTACAGGTCCACTGGCTAGTAATGATGCTGTATTGGACATAGATTCTCAGTCTCCTCTTGAAGTTGATACTCTTACAGCTAATGAAACAATAAGTATTACTGATCTTCCTGGTGGAGCATATGCGTTTGCGGTAGCATTCTTCGATGATGCTTTTATCAATGCTAACGGCAATGTAGAACTTCCATATGACACTGATGCTGACGGCGACGTTGCACTGACCAGTCCCTGCGCCCAACTTGTAGGTATGGTAACACTAGCGATAGAAGATTGCGATGATGGAACTGGTACTAATATTATTCATGGGTGTTTAGATCCTAGTGCACTTAACTATCTTGTAAACTGCGCTGGTGCATCTGTGCCTCTAGCAAATGTAGATGACGGGTGTTGTGAGTTTGATGATCCACCACCTCCAGGAGGGTGCCCATGTCTTGATGGAACATTTAGTCTTACATGTTGTCCTGATAATTCAATATGTGGGTGTATGGATGAAAATGCTGTTAACTATAATCCAGCCGCAAATTATACAGATGATACATGTCCTTGTGAATATGAATATAATGGATGTGTGGAAGATTGTGATGATGTAGACACAACTATTCCAGCATGTACTCCAAGAGATATTGCTAATTTATTAGATTATAATGCTGAGTGTATTGCGAGATCTGGACATAGATTTTACACTAAACATATAACAGGTCTAGGAAACAACTGTTCTAATATGGAAACATGGAAGATGGTTATTATACAAGACTTAATGTCTAGACAAGGATTACCTTGTATATACAATTGCACAGATTCAGCAACACCTAGTTTAGCAGCATCGCAAGTAAATTGTGTTGATAGGTGGAATAACTCTGGTTCTCAATTTTGGAACCCTGCAAATGTAGGCTCATATGCATTAGGTACATATGTAAGAAGAGCATTTGTTCCAAATCCATTTGGACTAGCTGGAGTAATATATGTAGCAATATCTAATACAGGTTTGGATATAGATCCTTTTTCTAATGACCCAGCAAGCGGTTGGAGAAAATGTATAACTTTCCAAATACAAAATGAGACTGAAAATTATTTATCAAATTTTCTTAGCTTTGCTAAAGAGTATTGTAAAGACTGCGGCATACCAGCATATAGAGAAACGGATAGAATAGATACTGAGGTTACAGGAACCTTTAATATAGGTGGTACTATTGTAACAGTGAATGATTCTACTTTTGATGATGTTTCTGATGTTACAGAATTAGGAGGATCATTAGGAGAGGACGAAGCAGAAGAAACAGGCGAAGACACTTTTGCAGATTTAAACTAACATAACAATAAAATAAAATGGCAGAAATAACATCATTAAGTACCCTTTCAAAAACTAACGTAGATGCTAATGAATTTTTATTAGTAGCTAACTCTAGTACAAAAGCTGCTAAAAAGTTACAACTACAAACGTTGTTTCCAGCAGTTTCTACAGCAGGTACAAGTTCAGAAACAATATATACTAGTGCAACACTAACAAATAAAAATCAGATAGTATTTAAGGGGATTGCTTCTGGAGATACAGGTTTGTTAACAGTAGCAACTAGTTCAAGTAATATAGTATTAACAGTATTAGAAGCAGGTATAGATCTTAGCTTATGTAATAATACAACATCAGGCTTTTTGACTGGTAT